CGTCGTCCCTGGTTGTCGGCAAATCTATGATAGTTTGGTACTCGACAACGGAGATTAGACAATGCCCACATATCTGAGCCCTGGTGTTTATCCAAGGGAAATAGACCTTAGCGCAGTCACTGGCAACGCCGGACCACTCCGTGCGGCATTTGTCGGGACCGCCAAAAAAGGTCCTATGAACACTCCGACCTTTGTGACAGGTGCACAACAGGCAATCGACATCTTCGGAGAGCCGTTTGTCGAGAGCTATTTGATGTATGCGGTGCTCGCCTACTTGGAAGAGAGCAATCAAGCATATGTCATCAGAGTCGGTATCGAGTGCCAGGACGGCCAACCCGACGAGTTAAACGACGTCTGTATCGACACATCAGGGAACCGTCTCAACGGTTGGGGCCGAATCCCAGTCTTTACTGGGATTGATTACGGCAAGTTGCAGTTGAGGGCAGTGTCCGCATTATCTCCTGTTGTGTTTCACGACGCGGGGGTCGAGAACATCGACTTCACCGACGTGAGTGTATCGGTCACGGAAGGTCCGACTGACGCGACGTTGCAGTTCGACGGCGAAACTGATTTGAGCGACAGCTACACCGGCTGTCTCGATGATACTTTCTCGCTATTCATCACCGGAAGACCGGATGCTGGCTTTGCCATCAGTGGAGCCACATTCCAACTGTTCCGCAGCCGAGATAGTGCCTTGATGGCCAGCGGCGTCCTGTCCGAGAAGGTGCCCGGTACAAGCACCAATATCGAAGTCGGTGAAGGACTCGTTTGCAATATCTTGGTCACAAGTGGGCGGCTGGATACAAACGACGTATTTTCTTTCACCGCGAAACCGTACAACAGAGCGTTCGAGGTTGAGGTCGAGGGTGCTGGTAATTCTTACATCATGCCAGCCGCCTCCTACACGACAGCTACCGACTTTGTTGACGCAGTCAACTTGCTCGTCACAGTTGAGGATTACGTCGCTGTCGTTAACAGTGACGGTTATCCGGAACTTCGTACAAAGGTTGCTGGCCATCGAATCCAGCTAACCAGCTCGTGCTCTTTCGCGAAGGAAGTCGGCACAGAACAGTACGTTTACGACATTCCACGTAGCTTCTTGATCGGTACCGACGCCGAACCGTACTTCATCAACAGCCAAAGCAATCGCATTGCGATCGATGTGATTCCGGCAGACCGAAGTGCGACGACCAGCATCGCTTTCACGATTTTGACCGGCACAAACTTGTCTGCTGCGACGATTGCGGCTGCGATCAACGGTAATGGTGTGTATGCTGGTGGCACATACTTCACATCGTTTGCGATCACGGCTCCTGGCAACATACAGCATGTCGTGATCGTGACGTCCGATTCGCATCAGCTAGACCAGCTACAGCTTAAGGCTAGCTATTCGAACCTCAAAACATTGATGTTCGCGGAAGAGCTCGGTATCCTCGCGCCTTACACGAAGGCGTATCGCGGATTCTATGACAGCCGTGTTTCGCTACCGCCGACCGGCGAAGTGACACCATCTGTACCATTGACCTGCGAACTGGACCCGAGTGGTCCGGAATGTGCTGTGGATGCTGCGTACTTCCACAGCATCGTGGGTTGGTTTGTGGCGACAAGTGCTGGAACGTGGCTTGACGGCTATACTCTGACGCTATCGTTACAGACGCAAATCGCTGGTAATCCGGCTGCACGTTACCAATTGGTCATCACCGATCCGAATGGTGCTACTGCCGATAACGTGCAGAACATCAGCTTCGACAAGACTGATGATCGTTACGTTGGTAACGTTTTGAATCCTGGTACTGCTTACGGCGGTGCTAATGGCAATGATTTCGTCAACTGGGAAGATCGCCCGGCATTCTTGAACAATGACGAACTCGATCCGAGCACATACGAAGTCAGACAGCCAGCCCAGCTTGCTAGCCATATGTTCAGCGGCGGAGCCAACGGTATCCCGGTTGATCCGGCGTTTTCGAGTGAGCTTGATGCTGCGATCATTGGTAATCCGCAGGATTCAAGCGGCATGTATGGTGTTCAGAACTCCGAAACGTTCGACATCAACCTGCTAATTATCCCCGGCATGACGTCTGGTGCGGTTATTGGTCAAGGCTTGCAGTTGTGCGAAAGCCGTGGTGACGTGCTCTATCTGGTTGATCCTCCTTTTGGACTTCGGCCACAGCAAGTTGTCGATTGGCACAATGGTATGCTGCTTTCCGACCTGTCGCATGCGATCAATAGCAGCTATGGTGCTTTGTACTGGGGCTGGTTGGAGATCTACGATCAGTTCAGCAAGCAGAACATTTGGGTGCCGCCGTCTGGACACGTTGGTTCGGTCTTCGCTCGCACATCGAGAGTTGCCGATCAATGGATGGCCCCTGCCGGTATCAATCGCGGTAGGTTGCTAACCCCGTTAGCTGTCGAATACAATCCGAGCCAGGGCGAACGTGATCTACTGTACGGTAGCGGCAACGCCGTGAACCCATTGGTTGCGTTCCCGAAGGATGGTATTGTGGTCTTCGGCCAGAGGACATTGCAACGCACCGAGACGGCTCTCGATCGGGTCAATGTGCGAATGCTATTGATCTACTTGAAGAAGAACTTGGTGCAGATACTTCGGTCATTTGTGTTTGAGCCAAATGATGCTACGACGTGGGCACAGGTTCGAACGCTCATCAACCCGTTCATGGCTGATATCCAAGCCCGGCGTGGATTGGATGCCTACAATGTGGTGTGCGACGAATCAAATAACACCCCGCAGCGGCGCGATATGAACCAGTTGTGGGTGTCGGTGTTCATCAAGCCGACCCGCGCAATTGAATTCATAGTGCTCAACTTGGTGGTCATGCAATCTTCGGCATCGTTCAGTTCCGAGGAAGTTTTGGCAGCAGGTGGAGTTGTGGTGAGTGGGAGATAGTCCAACGCGACGAATGGACGGGAGGGCCAGCGAAAGCTGGCCCTCTTCGTATAAAGAATCCTACTACACATCAAACATAAGATATCGGCAATTGACCGGTTGCCTCGACGAAGGAGACTAAGAATGCCCGGATTCAATATTTGTGGAACTGGTAATGGCCCAGCCGCCAACTTGGAAACCCGCAGAAAACACCGCTGGGTTTTTCGAACCCTCGGTGGTGTTAATCCGGCTGCACTGCTAGTCCTGCAATCAGCATCGCGACCGAACTTCAAGTTTGCAGAGCCAGAAATGAACCACGACCAGGAAGTTGCTTACTTCGCCGGTAAGCAGACCTGGGAACCGGTTAGCATGAAGTGGTACGACGTCGAGCAGAACCCCGACGTATCTGCAACGATTTACGAGTGGCTGCGAACAGTTGTTGATCTTCCGACAGCGACCGTATTCGCGCCGTCCGTATACAAGCAGCAGGCGACGTTGGAGATGATCGGTGCTGCCGGAAATACGACCGAAACATGGATCATGTGTAATGCATGGCCAAAGGAAGTCAACTGGGGCGACCTGGATTACACTGCGACCGATATCGTGACAATCGAAGCGACGTTGCGATATGACAGAGCTCTCAGGGCTTAGTCGCATACCACTCAGAATAATAGAAGGCCAGCAATCGCTGGCCTTCTTCGTATATATAGCATTCATATCAAACCTAAAGTAGTTGTTCGGTGGTGTCTTACTCTATACGTGATCGGCGACACAAGTGCCAGGATTCAACATCGGCCAAAATAATCAGGCACAGCAACCGGGAGCCACTGTTGAAGTGGCACGCCAACATCGTTGGAAATTTGCTACGCTTGAACCGCTAAAAGACATATTGTTATATGCCCATAAATCTGGCAGGCCAAAAGTTGAATTCGACAAAGCAACTCTTCATTATCAACAAGATTGTGTCTATTTCCCAGGCAAGCAGAAATGGACACCAATAGAAATAAGTTTCTATCATGTCATAACCAACACCGATGCTGCTTTTCAGATCTATCAATGGTGGTCGACTGGTGTCATAAACATCAACCGATCACAGATAAATCTTAGAAAACGAACATGTACGTTGGAGATGTTAAATGGTGCTGGTGCTGCTATCTATAGATATACAATGCACGGTTGTTGGCCGTCTAAGGTAACTCCTGATGAACTCGACTACACATCATCTAAGATATCTGAGATCACATTTACCTTAGAGATGGATAAATCTACCGAAGAGAGAATTGAAGTCGAGGATCAGGTACCAGCAGCATAAGGAGAATATTACGCCAGGATTTATAGTTGCTACTGATGTCGGTGCTGGAATTGCAGCTACAGAGAATAATCTGAAGCCTGTTTATCAATATACCTGGGAGATTGTTAATTTATTTGAAGATAATCGCAGCCTATTCCCAACAAAGCTGCTAGCGAAAGAAGCAACACTACCGACCTTCACTATTACAAAAGATACCGTCGATGGCTCGTCGCTTGTTTATAAATATGCCGGGATGGTTACTTGGGAAGATATCAGGATTACGTTCTATGATGCTGTTGTAGGCTCCAATAAAGCATCACAAATCATTAAGGATTGGCGTGAGAGAGTATGGTCGGCAAAAACTGGTCTTAGTAGCCCAGTTGACTATAAGAAAGATTCTGTCATCAAGGTCTACAACCTAGACTTTTCAGCATGGACTACTTGGACTCTTTACGGTAGCTGGCCACAGAGCGTTAAAGAAGGTGATTTAACCTATACTGCTACCGAGATAAAAGTCATCGATGTAACTATCGCATATGATTGGGCCGATTCTTCATCAGACAGCAATTATGTTCCAG